ATTTTCATTATCAGGAAACATTGGTGGTTTTACAAGTGTAACTATAACAACTGATTCAAATTCATCAGGTGGTGCAATTTCAGAAACAAATGATTCAATAAAATTTAATGCACCTTTACAATACGCTGCTCAAGATAGAGCAGTTACAGCAACTGATTATGAAACTTTAGTTAAATCAATTTATCCAAATGCAAATTCAGTAAGTGCGTGGGGTGGTGAAGATGATGAAACTCCACAATATGGTGTTGTAAATATTTCAATTAAAGGAAAATCAGGAACAGTATTATCAGATACATCAAAAGCAGATATTGTAACTCAATTAAAACCATATAACGTTGCTTCAGTAAGACCAGTTATAAAAGATCCAGAAACAACTTCTGTATTAATTACTTCAAATGTTAAGTATGACGCAAAGGCAACAGCAAAAACTTCTGATACTATAAAGGCAGATGTTATTGATAAGTTAACAACTTATAATGCTTCTACTTTACAAAAGTTTGACGCAGTATTCAGATATTCAAAAGTTACAGGTTTGATTGATGGTGCAGATGACAGTATTTTATCAAACATTACAACTGTTAAAATAAGAAAAGATTTCCAACCAATAATTAGTACATCTTCAAAATATAATATCTATTTTAGAAATGCATTATATAATCCACATTCTGGTCATATGTCAAGTTCAGGTGGAATATTAAGTTCATCAGGATTTAAAGTAGATGGTAATGCTAACGAATGCTTTTTTGATGATGATGGCGCAGGTAATGTAAGATTATATTATTTGTCAGGTGGAGTAAAAACATATTTAAATTCAACACAAGGTACTATTGATTATTCAACAGGTGCATTAACACTTAATTCAATGAACATTGTTAGTATATCAAATATAAGAGGTGCAGTTTCAACTGTAATTGAATTAACAGTAACACCAAGTTCTAATGATGTTGTTCCAGTTAGAGACCAAATTGTTGAAATGGATATTGCAAATTCAAAAATAACAGTTACCGCTGATAGTTTTGTAGGAGGAAGTGCTGAGGCAGGTGTCGGATACACAACTACTTCCAGCTACTAATGACTAATGGCAAAATTTACTGATAAAATTTCAACAATAATTTCGGGTCAACTACCTGAATTCATAATTAGCGAACACCCAAAGTTTGCTGAATTTCTTAAAGTCTATTACCAATTATTAGAGTCTGCTGAATTATCAGTAACTTCTATTAAATCAACAGAAGGTATCTTACTAGAAACAGAAACTAATCAAGCAAATAATTTAGTATTAAACGCAAGTGCTAAAGGTAGTGCAAGAACATCACTTGACGCAGGTGATAAAATTATTTTTGAAAAATATTCTGGTACTGAATATGGTAAATTTACTAGAGGTGAAACAGTTACAGGACAAACTTCTAACGCAACTGCTGTTGTATTATCAGAAGATTTAGATAGTGGACGTTTATTCATAACTGCTAACAGTAAATTTTTAGATGGTGAAACAATTGTAGGTGGTCAGTCAAATGCTTATGCATTAATAAGTGATTATAAACCTAATCCAGTAAATAATATTGCCGACCTAGTTAACTTTAGAGATCCAGATAATGTAATTAGTAATTTCTTATCAAATTTTAGAGATGAGTTTCTTGCAACACTACCAGATAAATTAGCTAACGAAGTTGATAAAAGAAATCTTATAAAAAATGTTAAATCTCTTTATCGTTCTAAAGGTACTAATAAAGGACACGAAATATTTTTTAGAATATTATTTAATGAAGAATCACAAACATTTTATCCAAGAGAGAATTTATTAAGAGTATCAGATGGTAAGTATGATACATTAAAAGTATTAAGAGCAATTGCTGATACTGGCGATACAGCACAATTAGTTGGAAGAACAATAACAGGTTCAACTAGTAATGCATATGCAATTATTGAAAATGTTAATAAGTATCAAATTGGTTCAGATACAGTTACAGAATTTATTTTAAATAATGATTCTATGCAAGGTACATTTCAAATTGGTGAACAAATAGTAGGTACTGCTTCAGATGAAGACGATTGGTATATTAAAGCAACTGTAACAGGAATACCAGGAACAAAAGTACTTACAAATGATGGAACATTAAATGAACCTGGTGATGTAATTAAAGTTATCGCAGGTGGTGTTGGTGCTATATTTAGCATTGATGAAGTTGGTTCAGGTGAATTAACAGAAATTGTAATTACTAACAAAGGCGCAAACTATTCAGTTGGTGATAAATTAGTATTTGATAATAGTGGAACTAACGGAAGGGATGCCGCTGGATTTGTAAGAGTTATTAATGGTGGTGTTGCTGCTGAAGATTCTGACCAAATAGTTTTAGAAGATGGTACTATGGCAGGTGACCTATATTTTGGTAATAGTATTATGCAAGAAAAAGATACAGGCAATGGAACAATTGAAAAAATATTTTTAACTTATAATGGTACAGGATATACTTCTTTACCTACTGTAACTATAAACTCATCAACAGGTTCAACTGGAACTGTAAATGCGTGGGGTAATGAGATTGGAAGAATTGTTAAATTAAAAACAGTTGAATTAGGAAAAAATTATCAAGACGCTCCTACTCCTCCAACATTGGCATTTTATAATAGTGCTATATTATCAGGTGCAACAGGAAACTTTACAGTAGGACAATCTTGTACAACATCTAGTGGACAAGGAACAATTGTTGCCTATAACCCTAATACAAATGTATTAAGAATAAAAGATATTACAGGTACATTTACAGAAGGACAATTATTATCAGCAGATTCAGGTGGTTCAGGAACTATTGCAAAAAATGATCCTGCTTCAGCAACAATTAATGTAGTTTCAGTTGCAGATACAGATGGAATTTTTATTAATGAAGATGGTAAGTTATCTGAAAGTACAATGAAAGTACAAGATAGTTTATACTATCAAGATTTTTCTTATGTATTGAAAGTTGCTAGTTCTATTGCAGTATGGCGGGATGCATTTAAAAAGACAATGCATACAGCAGGATTTTATTTTACAGGTCAAGTAGATATTACAAATAGAATAGACGCCAGAGGATCATTACCAATGATTGGTGCTGTTTCAGGTAGACAAGAAGTTGAAATACCATTAATTGCAATTCTTAATACTTTATTCTCTACAATATTTGGTAGAAGATTAGGAACAGTAGATGATGGAACATCTTTAAGAGCAAATGCTCTTGAATCAGGAACAATTGATTTAGACCCACAAACAAATGAACATTTTGGTCCTAATCAAAGGGATGTAACTTTAAATAGAGCTGGAATAGACTTTGATTATTTAAGTAGAAAAAGAGCAACAATCGGTAATCAATTTGTTAAATCTGGTCACGCATATGCAGGACCACGTTGGGGAACACTTAACAAATACGCAACTTCTATATTTGCAAATGATATAGGATATACATTTAGAGCATTTAATGAATTAAAAGTATTTGGTACAAGGACTAGTTTAGATGGACAAAGTGGAATATTCTTAATGTCTTCTGACCCTAATGGTAAAAATGTTAAGATGATGACTGCTTTTCCTTCGGTAATTACATTTAACCAAAATGACTTCAGTAATACAGTTGTAAGGTGGGATGATGAAGGACCACTTTTTGATGATACAACACCGTAAAAGATTATAAATAGTAAAGTAATTTAAAGGAAGAAATGGCTAAACAATCAATATTTTTAGGAACAGTATCCAATGATGGAACAGGTACTAACCTGCGTGGTGGTGGTAGTATCATAAATCAAAATTTTGACGAAATCTATACAGCGATTGGTGATGGTAGTAATCTAACAGGTTATATTACTATTGAAGATACAAGTTCTACAGTAGATACAGTAAATCTTGGTGAAAAATTACAGTTCATTGGTGCTAATGGTATTACAACAACCGTTGGTAATAACGAAGTTCAAATAGCAATAGACGGTACAGTTCTTACAGAAACATCAGCAGATACATTAACTAATAAATCAATAGCTTTAGGTGTTAATACAATTACAGGAACCGTAGCAGAATTTAATACTGCTTTGACAGATGATGATTTTGCGACAATTGCTGGTACAGAAACCCTTACAAACAAGACATTAACAAGTCCAGTTATAAACACACCAACAGGTGATGTTGCAACTAAAGATGGAACACAAACTTTAACAAACAAGACATTAACAAGTCCAGTTATCAACACACCAACAGGTGATGTTGCAACTAAAGATGGAACACAAACTTTAACAAATAAAACAATAGATACTGGATCAAACTCAATTACAGGTACGTTATTTACTTTTGCTGATGATACATCATCAATTAATACTATAGTACAAGGTGATACTTTAAAATTTTCTGGTGGTAACGGTATACAAACAACTTTAAGTGGAGATTTAATTGAAATTAAAGCTTCAGGAATTACAACTACAGAATTAGACGCAAGTGCTGGGATTGTAAATACACAATTAGCAAATAATTCAGTTACTATTGGTTATACAGCAGTTGAATTAGGATCAAGTGCAACGCAAGTAAGTGGATTATCAATAACTGGTTCTGCTTACATAACAATTAACGGACAAGGATCAGCAATAAGATTTAATCATCCTAACCTTGCTAGTTTTCCTACAGCAGCAACTTATTCAGGTTCGCCTGCTTTAGATGAAGCAACACTTAAACCTTATATCGCTTCAGCGTCAGGTTGGATAAATTTATTAACAGAAAATGATGGTGTTGATAGACACTCAAATGTTAATATAACAGGAATTGCAAATGGTGAGGGACTTGTATGGAATGCTTCAACAACAAGATTTGAAGCAGGTTCACTTGGTGGAACAATTGGTAGATACGAAGACGCTTCAGCAAGATTTGCAGTAACTTATAATAGTACAACTTCATATAGATTTACTTCACACTATGGAACAGTTGATAATCCAAAAATTTTTATAAAACAAGGTACAACTTTTGCTTTTGATTTATCTGCTTTATCAGGATCACATCCTTTTGCTATACAAACTTCAAGTGGTGCTTTCAATTCATCAAATAGAATTTCAACAGGATTAACACACGTTGCTTCAGATGGAACAGTTACAACAGGATTAAATGCTCAAGAAAAAACAAACGGTGTATTATACTTTGATGTACCACACGACCAATCTGGACCTATATATTATGTATGTACTGCTCATCCAGCTATGGCAGGTACAATAGAAGTTAATACAAAAGGATCAGGAAAAGTTTTACAACAAGTTAATACTCAAACAGGTGCTGTTAATACAGGAACAACAATATTTCCAGAAGACGACACAATTCCTCAAAATACTGAAGGAGATGAGTATATGACTTTAGCAATAACTCCTAAATCTGCTACAAGTACATTAATGATTGAAGCACAAATATTTTATTCACAATCAGCAGGTACTAGAGGTGGTGCAGGAATATATAAAGATACAGGCGCAGACGCATTAGCATTTACATCTAACTTTATAAAAGACGCTACAAGTATGGGTAATATGACAGTTATGTATTCAGAAACATCTGGAAATACTACTGCTAGAACATATAAAGTAAGATGTGGAAGTATTGCAACAGCAGGAACATTTACATTTAATGGTCAAGCAGGTTCAAGAATGTTTGGTGGAACAGTTTTAAGTACAATTAGAATTATAGAAATAGAAGCGTAGAATAACTTGTATAAATATAGATAAAGGAAAATAAATGCCAGCGATTATAACAAATAAATTCAGAATACACAACTCGGAACAGTTCCAAGAAGCGTTTTCTGAAGCTTCAGGAAATACTTTTTATTTAGGAATAGGAAGACCTCAAGGATTTACTACTTCAACAAGAGGAGATGGTAGAACAAATAACGAGGGTACAGATTTATTACCTGTAACTCCTCCTGATAATGAAAACACACAAAATTTTACATACGATAGTATGCTTGCTTGTAAAAAAATTGCAAGTACAAATGCTGGATTTGTAGTTCCTAGAAGAAATTGGATAACTGGTACAGTTTATGATTATTACAGACACGATTACGGTGGATATATAACAGGTGGAACAACAGCACAAACTTCAAATAGTGGTGCTGCTACTTTGTATGACGCAACTTTTTATGTTTTAACTACTGCTAGAAACGTATATAAATGTTTAGATAATAATAATAATGCAACTTCAACTGTAGAACCTACAGGAACATCAACAACAATATTAACAACTGCTGACGGATATAAGTGGAAGTATATGTACACTTTAACTGCTTCTCAACAAGCAGATTTCTTATCTGTAGATTTTATGGCAGTTGGTACAAATGCAACAGTTAGTTCGGCTGCTGTAAATGGTGCAGTTAATATAATTAAAATTAAAACAGCAGGTTCAGCTGGTACAGATGGAACACATACAGGTGTTGCAATACGAGGAGATGGATCAGGTGGAGTTTGTTCAGTAACTATTGCTTCAGGTGCAGTTACAGGTGTAACCGTAACTACTCCAGGAACAGGATACACATACGGATATATTAAACTTACAGATATTAATGCCGCTGGTGGTGGATCATTAATCAGTACAGAATTAGATGTAATAATTGAACCAAACGGTGGACACGGATACAACGCAGTACAAGAGTTAGGTGGTTTCTTTGTTATGTTAAATACAAGTTTAGAAGGAACAGAATCAGCTAATTCAGGTGATGTAACTGTTGCAAACGATTTTAGACAAGTTAGTTTGATAAGAGACCCAAATGCTGGTGGAGTTGCCGCTACGGCTGCTACACTACGAGCAACTTCAGCAGTTGTTGGTTCTGGAAACACAGGAACATTTTCTGTAGATGAAAAAATTTCACAAGCAAGTACAGGTGCAATTGGTAAAGTTGTAGAATGGGATCCATCAAATAAAATATTATATTATATTCAAACAAGACACAATGATGAGGGAGTAGATAGCAACGGTAATCAAACAGCGTTTAGTGGCACAAATATTATTACAGGTGCAGATACATCAGCGACTTTAACACCTGCAACAACAACAGGTACAGTTAATAGTCAAGTATTTGCAAATGGATATTCTAGTTCAGAAATTGACCACGGTTCAGGTGAAATAGTCTATGTAGAAAATAGAGCACCAATCACTAGAGCTGCTGACCAAACCGAGAATATCAAACTGATTATAGAATTTTAGGAGAGATAAATGCCAAGTCCAACAGATTTTAATTTATCGCCCTATTATGATGACTTTGACGAAAGTAAAAAGTTTCATAGAGTTCTTTTTAGACCAGCATTTGCTGTACAGGCGAGAGAATTAACACAATCACAAACTCAACTTCAAAATCAAGTAGAGAGGGTATCAGACCATCTATTTGAAAAAGGTGCTATGGTTATACCTGGAGAAATCGGGTACGACTTAAATTTAACTTCAGTAAAACTTTCAGCAAAATCAAACTCAACTTTAGCAGATTATAAAGGTGTAACTTTAACAGGTGCAACTTCAGGACTTGTTGCAAAAGTTATAGATGTTGCAGTTGCAGATGGAACTGATCCAGATACATTATATGTAAAATATTCAACAAGTGGATCAAATAATACATCAACTGCTTTTTCTGATTCAGAAACTTTAAATTGTACAATCAATAGTTTAGCTGCTACAGCAACTGTTGATTCAACACATATAGGTTGTGCTGCTGAAGTTCAAAAAGGAGTTTATTATATTAATGGATATCACGTTGAAGTATTAGGACAAACTGTTGTTCTTGACAAATATACAAACACACCTTCTTATAGAGTAGGTTTAACAGTTACAGAATCTTTTGTAACTCCAAATGAAGACGCAAGTTTAAATGATAATGCTCAAGGATCATCAAATCAAAATGCTCCTGGTGCTCATAGATTTAAAATTGATTTAACATTAACAAAATTATCTATAGCTTCAACAGCAGATAAAAACTTTTTAGAATTATTAAGATTAAAAAATGGTATTTTACAAAATAGAGTTAGAAATACAGAATACGGAGTATTAGAAGATACTTTTGCTCGTAGAACGTTTGACGAATCAGGTGATTATATTACTAAAGGGTTTGAGATAGATATTAGAGAACATTTACTATCAGGAAATAATAGAGGTATTTACGCTTCAGGTTCAGGTGGTGATTCATCTAAATTTGCAATAGGTTTATCTCCAGGTAAAGCATATGTTAAAGGTTATGAAATAGAAAAATTAGGAACAACTTTTGTTGATGTAAATAAATCAAGAGATTTTGATACACAATCAAATTTAAAAACTAGATATGATGTAGGTAATTATTTAAATGTAACTAATGTTTATGGTTCGCCAGATGTTGGTTTCGTTTCAGGTGATATAGAATCATATAAAGGACTTTCTTTATATAAATCAGCAACTGCTGTTAGAGGAACTGCTAACGCTGGAAGTCTTTCAGGTATTAGTACAATAGGAAGAGCTAAATCAAGAGGTTTTGAATATTCAACTGGTACTGCTACAAATAATATTTTTTCAAGTTTAGGTTTAAATAGTTCAGTTTTTAAACATTACATATTTGATTTAGAATTATTTACTCACTTAAATATTAGAGAAGCAACAACATTTACAACTGGCGAAACTGTAACAGGAGGTACTTCAGGTGCTACTGGTATAGTTCAATCAGTTGGAACAGGAGAAACAGTTACTATTAATAATATAACTCAATCAAATCCTGCAGAAGTTCAAATTGCAACTGCTCATCAATTACAAGATGGACAACAAATAACAATTGCAGGTGTTGGAAGTTCTTGGGCAATTGATTCAGTTATAACTACTGGTGGAACATTTACAGTTAGAGATAAGGGTGGAACAAATTGGTATCTGTATAAAGAAGATGGAACAACTCCTGTTAATTGTACAAATCCTGGTACAGGTGGTACGGCAACTCACGGAGTTGTAGTACTTTCAAATGTACAAGGTTCTTTTGCTCAAAATGAAACAATCACAGGTGGAACATCAAGTAATACAGGAACTATACAAGCAGATAGACTAGGAAGAAAAGGAGTAAGAGCTTTTGGAACAGATGACATTAAACAAGTTGCAATGGCAGGTTCTCCTACGTATACTTCGGATGTATTATCTGATAATGTTAATTTGACAGGTACGATATCTGTAACAGGTGCAGGAAAAACAATCAATGGATTTGGTACAAGATTTACAGATGAATTAAGACCTGGAGATAAAATTACATATACAACTGATACTCCTCTTTCTGAAACAAATGAAGTTGCTTATGTTATTAATGATACAAGTTTTGCAGTAACTACTGGTGCAGGTGCAAACGTAACTAAATCATCTTTTACTAGAGGACGTGGTGAAGTTAAAGAAGCAAGTAAAAATATTTCTATCTTTAAAATGCCACACGAAACTATTAAGACATTAAAGACAACTAATAATTCTGGTATAACAGATACAAATTTTGCAGTTAGAAGAAATTTTACAGCAACACTATCAGGAAATGGTGACGCTTCAATTACAGCAGGAACAAATGAAACATTTACTGGATTAGCAGAAAAAGATTTTTCTGTATCTATTATGGCAACTGGTGGGGGTGGTTCTGGTGCTGTGGGAGATGTATTAAGTTTAGAAGGTACTAACCATTTAGCACAAACAATATTTTCATTAGGTGGTTCTCCAACTGGTAAAACTTTAACATTGAATTTTGGTACTAGTTATGCAGGACATAAAATAAAAATTTTAGCAACAGTTAATAGAAGTGTTGCAGGTTCTAAATCTAAAACTTTAAATAGTTCGCAAACAGTAGCAATTTCTTCTCAAGCAATTATAGAAAGTGGAATAATCGGTTTAGCTAAAGCAGATGTTTATAAAGTAGATAGTGTTCATATGGCTGCTGACTTTAGTACAGTTGCAACTACAAGTGATACAAATATTACAGATAGATTTAATGTAGATACAGGACAAAGAGATAACTTCTATGATGTTGGAAGATTAAGATTAAAAACAGGTGCATTAACACCTACAGGAAGATTATTAGTTACATTTAGTTATTTCTCACACGGTTCGGGAGATTACTTTGATGTAGACTCTTATGCAGGTGTTGTTAATTATGAAGATATTCCATCATACGAATCAGCAACAACTGGTGAAAGATTTGAATTAAGAGATACTTTAGATTTTAGACCAAGAGTTAATGACTCTTCAACAATAAATTCAGGTAATCAAGACCGTACTTATGACGGTACAGGTGCTTCAGAATTAGATATAATAAAATTTGGTACAGATATTACTTCTGACTTTGAATATTATTTACAAAGAGTTGATAAAATATTTTTAGACTCAAATGGAAAATTTCAAGTATTAAGTGGTGCAAGTTCATCAACACCAGATATTCCTGGTTCTTTAGATAATGCTATGCATATGTACACTTTGTTTTTACCTAGTTATGGAATAAACACAGCAGACGTTAGTATAGAAACAGTTGACAACAGAAGATATACAATGAGAGATATTGGACATTTAGAAAGAAGATTAGAAAATGTTGAATATTATACTCAATTATCTTTATTAGAAGTTGCCGCTCAAACATTACAAATACAAGACGCAGATGGTTTTGATAGATTTAAAAATGGATTTGTTGTAGATAATTTCACAGGACACTCAATAGGTGATCCAGGAAATGCAGATTATAAAGTTTCAATGGATATGGCAAAAGGTGAAATGAGACCAACATTTAATGAGGATGCTATTCAACTTATTGAAAGTGATGGTGATGGTACAGCTATTCTTGCCGCTGATAGAACAGCTGGACAATATCAAAAAACAGGAGATTTAATTACACTACCTTATAGTGAAAATGCTTTAATAACTCAACCTTATGCAAGTAAATCAATTAATGTTAACCCATTTGGAATATTTACTTGGATAGGTTCAATTGCATTAACACCAGCAAATGATGAATGGAAAGAAACAGAAAGAGCGCCAGAATTAACAATTACAAATGATGATGGTTCTTGGGATACTTTAGTTAAGGATTCTGGTAATCCAAATCTTCAATCTGTAGAATTAGGAACAGTTTGGAACGAGTGGACAAATAATTGGACTGGACAACAAACAACTAATAGTACAGAACAATTTGAACAAAGAGGTGGTCACGGTTGGAGAGTTATGGAAAGAGATATCCAAACAACTACATCAACTGGTACAAGAACAAGAACAGGAATTAGACAAGTATTAGTTCCAAAAACAGTTACTACAAATATCGGTGATAGAATTATAAGTGTAGCGTTTGTTCCATTTATTAGAAGTAGAACAGTATCATTTACAGCTACAAGAATGAGACCAAATACAAGAGTTTATGCTTTCTTTGATAGTGATGATGTATCTACTTACATAACACCAAATGGTGGTTCTTTAGGTGGTAATCTTGTCACGGATACTAACGGTTCTGTAACGGGAACTTTTGCAATACCTGATCCTAAAGTAGATTCAAATCCAAGATGGAGAACAGGTCAAAGAATTTTTAGATTAACAAGTTCATCTACAAATGTTTTAACACAAGCGCCAGATACGGCTGCTAATGCTGAATATATTGCCAGAGGAATTATAGAAACAGTACAAAATACAATTATCTCTACAAGAACAGCGGGTGTTGAATTTAGAGCAACTAACGAAACAGAAAATATTACAAGAACAGATGTCCAACGAGGGGCAGCTAGACAAGTTGGTTATCACGATCCATTAGCACAAACATTTATGATTGATGACGCTGGAGGTGTTTTCTTAACATCTATAGATTTATTTTTCAGTTCTAAAGACGCTAATATACCTTTAACTTTACAAATTAGAAATACAGTAAACGGTTATCCAGGACAAAATATATTACCATTTAGTGAATTGTCATTAAATCCAGCTGATGTTAATGTAAGTACTGACGCAACAGTTAAAACTACATTTACGTTTCCAAGTCCTGTATATGTACAAGAAAATACAGAATATTCTTTTGTATTAATGGCTAACTCAACTGATTATAATTGTTATGTTGGAAGATTAGGAGAAACCGTAATAGGTTCAGATAGAACAATATCAGCACAACCATATGCTGGTGTAATGTTTAAATCACAAAATGGTGTAACTTGGACAACTGAACAAAACGAAGATATTAAATTTACATTGAAGAGAGCAGAATTTGAAAATGTAACTGGAGATGTTCATTTAACAAATGATACTTTACCAGCTAGAACACTTAAAAACAATCCAATTAGAACAACAAATGGTTCTGATATTGTTAGAGTTTATCATCCAAATCACGGAATGCACGGCACATCAAACAATGTGACCATTTCAGGAATACCAGCAGGAACATATAATGGATTAGCACATAGTTCAATTAATGGAACATATACGACTATATCAAACGTAACTTTAGATAGTTATGATATACAAATACCAGGTTCTACAAATGCAAATACTTCAGGAGATATTGGAAGTAATGCTGTGACAGCAACACAAAATAGAAAATATGATGTATTAAATTTATCAGGTGTTCAAACAATGAAAGTACCTGATACAAGTATTGAATGGTATATTAGACCAACTACTGGACAATCAATGCACGGTTCAGAATCAGAATTTAGTTTAACTCCAGTTGCAAATAAAGTTGCTGTTGTTAATTCTGAAAATATACATTTTAATAGTCCAAAAGCTATAATGAGTGGAATAAATGAAACAAATGAAATGTCAGGTCAAAAATCATTTTTCTTAAATTTAAAACTTTTAACTACTAATACAAAAGTTTCACCAGTTTTAGATACACAAAGAATGAGTGCTTTTGTAATTTCAAATAGATTAAATAATCCAACTTCTAGTAATACACCAGATTTTGTTGATGATATTGCTTCAACAGGTTCATCAACAGCTGCTGTTTATTTAACTAAACCTGTAGTGTTAGAAAATTCTTCAACATCTTTAGATGTTAGATTGACTTCAAATATTAGGTCAAGTTCAACTATACAAGTTTATCATAGAACATTAAGTGCTGAAGGTGAAAGTAAAATTGAAGATTTATCTTGGACACCATTTAATACAGATGGTTCAGAAGATACATCAATAGCTCCTGCTGAAAATGATACAACATTTAAAGAATACAAATATTCTGTAGCAGGGTTGAATCAATTTACATCATTTCAAATTAAAATAGTAATGAAAGGGTCAATATCATCATATCCTCCAATTGTAAGAGATATGAGAACGATAGCATTGGCGATATAAGAAAATGGGTATATTGAAAGTTGAAGGACACGCAGATTTAATTAGAGATGTTAAAACTAATGCAATAGTAAGAACAAGCAACGAATATGCTGTTTATATGAGAAGAGTAAGACAAAGAGAAGAGAACGCAGACAAATTAAGAGGTGTGTGTTCCGAGATAAATAATTTAAAGAAAGAATTAAGAGAAATAAAAGATTTAATTAAGAAGGTTGTAAAGTAAAATGGCAGTAAGACAAATATTACCAGAACAAACGTTAGAAACGTTAAGACTAGAGTTTAATGCTTTGGCGGCTGATGATTTTGGCGATATAGGAACGTTAGACGCTTCATTATCGGCAACAACTGTTATAGGTGCTGTAAATGAATTATCTGCTCAAGTATTTGCCGCTGAAGGTTGGAAGATGGAAGACTCAACTTCAACACAACAAACAGTTGGTGCAGGTCAAGTTGCTAGATTTATTGGTTCAACAGGAATAAATGCTGTTGTATCTTCTCCAGATACATTAACAATGTCATTAGCAGACGTTTTATCTATTACAACTTCTGTATCAGCTCCAACAGTTAATGCAGGTAATTTAACTTTATCAAGTGGCTATATTACAGATTCAAGTGGTTATGTAAATTTTGATAACGAAAATATACAAACAACTGCTGAAGTATCTGGTGGTACA